TAGGAGGAACGGGACTGACTGCTCCAGGAGATAGTGGTTCGTTGTCCTCAAGTGAGAACCCAAACAATTTTGCCATTATTTAAAACTGACTTTGATCTCTAGTTATTTATTAGACTAGAAAATACTGCTACTCAGGTTACTGTAATTGGTTGAGTAGTTGGAGACCAGTATTGAACTTGGAATTCAACAGTAAATTCTTCAATAGTATCAGAGTTATCGAATGAAAGATCAATAGCACTAATATTTGTAGGGAATACTCCGTAAAATCTATAAGATTTAGCACGTGCTAAACCATCATTCTCAACATTACTGAGGTCTGATGCATTTCTCTGCAGTTGATGAACGTATACATCTTGTTGATAATCTATTGGATCTTGTAAACCAGATCCATCAGAATATTGTCCAATAGACTGCATCCAAGATTCCATTGCGGTGCGAATCTTAAAGTCAGTGTCATTGATGACAGTGATGGTCCAAGTATCAAAAGTGCGATCACCTGCTACTTTAAAGGTTCTACCTCTAAAAGGAACATCGATTGATGCAACATTAGATGCAGGAAGTTGTGCTGCTTTACAAAGAATTGAAAATTCAGATGCGTCGAATCCATCATTACCTGGAAAATTTCCAGGTATTTCTACTTGAAATAGATTAGGACGAGCACCCCCGCCCTTCAGAGTAGATTTAAATCTTTCTATTGAAAATTGGTTTGCCATTTTTGAATCCTCCTTTTGTTATTTAGATATTAGTATCAAACTCTGCCTGCTACTTCTTCAAAACTGATGCCAGTTCTGGTAGCAACAAAGGTAAGAGTAATGTAGTTGATGGACTTAGCAGGTTTCAGGAAGATATCTGCTCTGAACTCATTATTATCAATAACGTCAGGAGTGTTATTCGTGCTGTCGCAAATGACCAGGAATCCGAAAAGTCCTCGTTTTGCTTCAATATCACGGAGATATGGTTCAACAATGTTTCTAAAGTTTGCTCTTGTCAAATCATCATTAAGTTCAAAGAGTTGAGCTTCTGCTGCTCTTTGCAGTGCTTGTTCAATGGTAAGGAACAAACGACGGACGTTGATTCTGTCGAATGCAGAAGCATATCCGAGTGCGGTCTTATCACCGAAGAGAAGTGTTCCAATGCCAGGTGTGGTGACAAAGGAGTTAATTCTTGCAGGATACAGACGATCTCTTTGTGCTTTAGTTGGATTGTATGCAAGTTTAATTGCATTGTTAATAACACCTCTCTGCTGACCAGCAGGTGAGAACCAAGGGAAAGCAGTCAAATTAGTGCGTGTCATTAGACCAGCAACGTCTGCGTTACAAGGAACATAACGGAATTCATTATTAAATCTATCGTATTGATACTTGTATCCACTATCAAATACACAATATGATGATGATGACAGTGAACTGAAGTAATTAATCAGATTATTAGTCTGAGTAGTTGTATTAGAAATATTAACTAAGCTGGTTCTATGAGGACCAACTACTGCCATACAATCTTTTCTCTCATTTGCAAGTGAAATAATATAATTTGCTTTTGCTTGAGATTCAGATTCAGTTGCACATCCAGGACCCATGATCAAGTAATCAACTTCAATTTCATCTTTATTAGCAAAGAGTCCATATGAAGTAATCAGGTTAGAAAGTTCTGCTTTAGCACCTTTGTTTGCAGAATAATCAACACCACCACCGAGGGTATATGATGCATTACCGAGAACTGTGAATGTTACATCTTGTGCGTCTTGACCAAACAATCCATCAGCAGTCGTGACAGCAGTGAAGTCAGTTGAGAAACCTGATGCTACAGGACTGGTGCCATGATGAGCATCAATTGCTTGTGAGGGATTATATCCAGCATAGATGTTTGCAGAATTCTCTGCAAGATAATCCTTGAAGTAGATTCTCTGAGGTGCGTTAACATTGGAGATTGCATCTCCTGCCTTAGACAGGTTAACGTGCTTCTCAAGAATGTTCCCCTTAATACCAGTTACTGAACCAGTGTCATCAACAACTGCAATGTGAATACCGTCATTCTTACCATTTCTATCGGTAACATAGACGTTTGAAGTAGGTCTTGGTGCGATCGACTTCCAGAAAGTCGTTGCGTTTGTTAAACCAAGAGTCTGTTGATCATACCAGTCAACCGCAGTTACTGGTGTGTGTCTTGTAGCTTGAAGTCCTGTGGTGTTAACACCGGAGTTATTAACAACATCAAGTGCTACAGATGTTCCGAATGCTGCAAAAGTCGTTCCTTCGGAATAATCAATCTTGGTTTCAGTTGATCCTCCACCAACAGTTTCTACTCTTGAAACAACTTTAACATCCATGGTGCTGTTTCCACCAGTTGCGTCTGTGTTCAGACCAACGATGATTCCTTTTAAGAATCCGGTGAATCCACTTGTAGATCCTGCACCAGGAATAACTGCATTATCAAGTCTTGCTGTGATACCAAAACCAACTTCGGCACCCATGTTTGCCAAACTGGTAGTTGCAATACCAACAGTTTGATCTGCAAAATCATCAATGTAGCAAACCTTCAGACCATCTGCCCAGGTTCCGGGGTTCTTTGCTGCGTAGGTGTAGTTAGTTGCAGTCTTATAGTTCTGCTCGTAATCATCGAAGTTTTTAATCTTCAGTGAAGTAGTAGATCCAATACCAACACCAGAGTTTGCGTTGTTCAGATTAGTGTCATCAGTTCTAACAACCTTTAGAACTCCTCCATAAGAGAGGAAGTTTGATGCACTCATCCAGTACTCATACTGAGTATCGGTGGACAGTGGTTGTCCAAAGGTGTTAATTAATTCTTGCTCGGTGGTAATGTTGGTAGCTTCATCAATAGGACCAATTTCAAATGGGCCAGCAATGGCACCAATGTTATCTAATACATTATCAGCTCTTCCTACTGTTAGGTCAACCTCCCTTACC